GGAGAAGGTCAACAAGAAGACCTTCCAGCCGTACGATGGTTACGCAGGCAACGTCTACATCACCTGTGGTCGTGACACGCCCCCGCAGATCATCCAAGCTGACGGTACGCCCATCGACCCCAACAACACGATGGCCTACCAGCAACTGACCCGCAAGATGTACGGTGGTTGCCGCGTCAATGCCGCCATCAAGCCATGGCTGCAGGAGAACAAGTATGGTCGTGGGGTTCGCTGTGACCTCGTCGCCGTTCAGTTCGCCGGTGACGACAAGGCCTTCGGTGAGGCTGCCACGGATGCCTCTGGTCTGTTCGGTGCTGTGGCCGGTGCGGCTCCTGCGCCTGCAGCGCCTGCGTTTGCCGCGATGCCGGGTCTGCCTCCCTTCCTGACGCAATAATCGACGGGCCGGACGCCATCTGAACCGTCGAGAGTAGTGGCCGCCCGCCCACTGAAAAAACCGGGCACTTTTGTTATGGGTAACTGTTATGTATGACTACGTTTACGACATCGAGACCTACCCCAACGTGTTCCTCGCAGCGTTCGAGCACGTCGAATACCCTATCACCCTGCTCTATGAAGTCAGCCCTTGGCGCAACGATGGGCCTGCTCTCCTGCAGTTCCTCGACACTATCCGCCAGCAGGGTGGACGCTTGATCGGGTTCAACAACCTGGCGTTCGACTATCCCATCCTGCACATGACGATGAAGATGAACCGCGTACAGCCTGACATCATCTACCAGAAGGTGCAGGCCATGTTCGACGCGCAGGACGAGGACAAGTGGGCGCACCAGGTGTACGCAGGGGATCGGTACATCAGCCAGATCGACCTGTTCAAGATCCACCATTTCGACAACAACGCACGGTCCACCAGTCTGAAGGCGCTCGAGTTCAACATGCGCTCCAAGACCATTCAAGACCTGCCGTTTAAGCCCGGTACGATCCTCGATCAGGACCAGATTCTGACCCTGCGCCAGTACAACCGGCATGATGTGGCGCAAACCAAGGCGTTCTACGGGCACACGCTCGAGATGATCCGGTTCCGCGAGGAACTGACGCGCAAGTACAACCGCGACTTCATGAACCACAACGACACCAAGATCGGCAAAGACTACTTTGTCATGAAGCTTGAGGAGGCTGGTGTAGCCTGTTATGACTTTGGCCCCGCTGGCCGCACACCTCGGCAGACACTGCGTCCTGTATTGCGTCTGAACGACGCCATCCTGCCATGGGTCCAGTTCGATCAGCCCGAGTTCCGCCGGGTGCTCGAGTGGCTCAAGCAGCAACAGATCACCGAAACCAAGGGCGTGTTCAGTGACCTGACCGCCAGCATCGACGGGTTCGAGTTTGTGTTCGGCACCGGAGGCATCCACGGCTCGGTCGAGTCGCGCATCATCGAGTCGACCGACGACATGGTCATCATCGACCTCGATGTCAGTTCGTATTACCCCAACCTCGCCATCGCCAACGAGTTCTACCCGCAGCACTTGGGCGAGACATTCTGCACCATTTACAAGTCGCTCTATGAACAACGAAAACAGTACGGAAAGAAAACCGCTGAAAACGCAATGCTTAAGCTGGCTCTTAACGGCGTATACGGTGATTCTAATAATCGTTTCTCTGTGTTTTATGACCCGCTGTTCACTATGAAGATTACGCTCAATGGTCAGTTGCTCCTGTGCATGCTGGCTGAGCAGTTGATGCGGATATCGGGGCTTGAACTCATCCAGATCAACACTGATGGTCTGACGGTACGTTTGCCGCGTACTGAAAAACCGCGAGTGGATTTCGCTCAATTCATGTGGGAAGAACAAACCCAGTTGACGCTCGAGGCTGTCACCTACCAGGCCATGATGATCCGGGACGTGAACAACTACATCGCGGTCCGGGAGGACGGTGGCGTCAAGCGCAAGGGTGCCTACGAGTACGTCACCAGTTGGCATCAGAACGCTGGCGGCCTGGTGATCCCAAAGGTGGCCGAGAAGGTACTGGTCGAGGGTGCGCCGATCCGCAAGACCGTCGAGAACTGGCCGGACAAGATGGACTTCATGCTCCGCACCAAGGTGCCGCGATCAAGCTACCTGCAGTGGGGCGAGCAGCAAGTGCAGAACATCACCCGGTATTACATCGCCAAGGGTGGCAAACCATTGGTGAAGTGGATGCCACCGCTGAAGGGTAAGACTGAGTGGCGCAAGATCGCAGTCGAGTCAGGGTGGAACGTCCAGGTCTGCAACGACCTCGATGACGCCACGCTGCCCATCGACTACGAGTACTACATAAAAGAAGTGGAAAAACTAACGTTAGGGTTACAGTAATGCTGGAAAAACAGATTGAAAAACGAGTGTGCGACTATGCAAAAGAACTTGGGATGCTTGTGTACAAGTTTACGAGTCCTGGGCGAGTGGGTGTGCCTGATCGTATGTTTATCTGCCCTAAAGGCTTGGTGTTTTTTATTGAGTTCAAGCGACCCGGTGGAACGTCAACGGCTCCGCAGACTCGAGAACAGGAAAGGATCGAAGATTACGGCGTGAACGTGTTTGTGATCGACGACGTGACCAAGGGCAAATTGGTAGTTGATATCATGTGGGGTAAGTCCCGTGCTATCGCCTGAACTGCTCCACGATTACCAAAAGAAAGCCGTTGGGTTCCAGTGCTCTCACCCGGCCAGCATGCTCTGGCTGGACATGGGCCTCGGCAAGACCGTCATCACGCTCACCAGCATCGCGCACCTGATCAACACCGGGTACCTGCGGGGTGTGGTCATCGTAGCCCCGATCCGGGTCATTCGACTGGTATGGCGACAGGAGGCCGAGAAGTGGGTGCACACCAAGCACCTGCAGTTCAGCATGGTGACCGGCACTCGAGATCAGCGGGTGAGGGCGCTGATGCGTCCAGCCCACGTCTACCTGATCAACTACGAGAACATGAAGTGGCTGGCGGAAACGCTGCACACCTATTTCATCAGCAAGGGCAAGCCCATTCCGTTCAACGGGGTCGTATGGGACGAAGTCAGCAAGATGAAGAACAGCACCACCAACCGGGTCAATGCGTGGTTCTCGGGCAGGCGGGACGACAACGTACTGGACCATTTCATCTGGCGCACCGGGTTGACCGGCACCCCGGCCAGTAACGGGTACAAGGATCTACACGGGCAGTACCTGGTAGTCGATGGCGGGGAACGCTTGGGCAAGTTCAAGACTGCCTTCATGACCCAGTGGTACAAGAAGGACGCCGATAACCGGAAAGACATTCCTTACCGTGACACTGAGACTGGGATCAAGCAGTTGATCGGCGACATCACCCTTGAGATGTCTGCGGAGGACTACAACCCGCTGCCAGACCTGATCATCAACAACCTCGAGATCGACCTGCCGGACGAGTTGAGAGCCAAGTACGAGCAACTGGAGAAGGAGTTCTTCCTGACGCTCGATAGCGGCAAGGACGTTGAGGTGTTCAACCAAGCGGCGCTGACCAACAAGTGCCTCCAGTTTAGCAACGGTGCCATGTATCCCATTGCAGGCATGCCCTTGTGGGAGCCGATCCATGATCTCAAGCTGGACGCCCTCGAGGACATCCTGGACGAGGCGCAAGGGTCGCCTGTGCTGTGCTCCTACGCCTACCGTAGCGATGCCCAGAGGATCATGGAGCGGTTCAAGCACCTGTCCCCGATCAACCTGACTGAGTGCAAGTCGGAGAGCGCCCTGATCAATGCCATGCAACGGTGGAAGGACGGCACTTGCCCGCTGATGATCGGCCACCCGGCCAGCATGGGCCACGGCATCGACGGGCTGCAGAAAAATGGCCACATACTGGTGTGGTTTGGTCTTAACTGGTCACTGGATCTTTACGAACAGTTCAACGCTCGCGTACGCCGTCAGGGCCAAGGTGTGCCGGTCATCTGCCACCGCATCCTAATGCAGGACACGCTTGATCAGGCGCAGGCACTGGCGCTCGATGAGAAGGCAAACACGCAAGCCGCGCTTCGTAACGCCGTAAAAGAATACCGATTGGCAAAACAAAAAGGAGCGTGATACAATGTATAACGTACAGAGCAAAAAACTTTGCGCGGTGCCGGAGTGCAGCTATCCCATGGGCGAGTGCTCGGGTGCGTGTTTTCATCCAGAGGAGAGACAGATGGCATTGGATTTCGACGAACAGCGGGCCGACATCATCGGCCAGAACGGTCCCACGGGTGACCATTACGACATGGTCAACCATCCACCTCATTACACCCAAGGAGGGATCGAATGCATCGACGCACTGCAAGCAGCGCTCAGCGCAGAAGAGTTCAAAGGCTACTGCAAAGCCGCCGCCATCAAGTATCTCTGGCGTCTGGATCACAAGGGATCGGCTCGAGAGAATGCCGAGAAGGCGATCTGGTACCTGCAACGATTGGTGAAGGTGTTGTCATGATCGACCAGCAGACCACTATTGCGCTTGCCATTCAGTCGGGCGTCATCGATTCGGCAGACATAAACAGCGTACACATACCGCAGAGTTACATCGACGATCTGGCCCACTTTGCATACTTGGTCGAACAGCATGAGCGTAATGAAATTATCGATTCGCTCGCCAAGTTGGAAAACGTCATGAGTGACGCCAAGGGACCGGAAGTCATTCGGTTCTGCATCGGTGTCATTTTGGGACGGAGGATTACGGAATGAACGAACTGATCCAGAAAGCGTGGAAGGTGGTCAATTCGTGCCAAACGCACACGCAGGCTCGGGCTGCTCTGCGGTATCTCGAGTTGCTGGCTGACAAGCATCCGGAACTGGACGTGAGTCCGTTGCGGAAGGAACTCAAAACTCTGTTTGATTTGAAGGAAATCGCATGATCCAGCAACTTAACCCGCCGTTGCCCTTGGACACGCCCAGAGGCCCAGCACTGGCCCACTTGGTCATAGACTATGGCCCTGAGCATAATCTTTTATGGGTCTGTTTTGGGCAGGATGGGGAGATCTGGTCATGGGACAACAGCAAGGTGAGAGCGCAGAAGAACATTACGATGGGGAGAAAGGTATGAACAAGCACACACAAGGCCCTTGGGAGTTTGTTGATAACTCGCTTGTCGGCCCGAAGATTGATAACAAGCCCGTATGGCTGCGGCCTGTGATCCTGCGATCTGAAACCGGGATAGCCGAGGCCGACGCCCGCCTGATCGCCGCCGCGCCTGATTTGTTGGAGGCGTTGGAAAATATTGCTGATATTGTGGCAGATGAATGGGGTACGCATCGCCCTTGTGTTATGCGCGCTTACGCCGCCATCGCCAAGGCAAGGGGTGAAGCATGAACAAGCAACGTGAGGCGCTGAAACTGGCGCTAGATGCGCTGGAGGAAATCCATCCCGGAAACATGACGCCAATGGCAGAGCAAGCATGGAACAAAGCAATTAATGCAATCCGCGAAGCACTGGCCGAGCCGGAGCAAGAGCCGGTGGCGTGGCGAATCGCAGACGAGCGAAACTGGGAATACCGCACCGAGCCGCCACTTGAGACAGATATTCAATGGAGCGCCCGATACGGGCGTAAGTACGAACCGCTTTACACCACACCACCAACCCGCAAGCCGCTGACGGATGAGCGGATTGACAAGATCATCGCCAGCAACGTGACGATTACAGACCAGCACTTACTGGCCGCTGTGTATATGGCGATACGGGAAGTGGAACAAGCACACGGTATAAGCAGTGACTGAAACGGACTTCACGGCAGGGGTGCTACTGATCATCTGCACCCTTGCCGGTATCATCTACCTGTCATGGGGTGGCAAATAGATCAGCCTCTGCCTGCCTGCGCCTGACAAGCCCAGGCAACTCCCTTCCCCCTGCCCTAGTCCACCGGCTGAACTCAGCCTGAGCGCCAGACCAGTCCTCGGCATCGATCTTTTTCTTCATTGTGGACTTCTGGTAAGCCCCGATGCCGGTGTTGTAGGCAAAGCTTGTGACAGCCGCCAGCCGGTTGGGGTGAGCCATCAATCCGGGACTGGTTCTGACTACGCCGTTGATGAACCTTCCCAGATCCCGTTCCAGCCTGTCATCGGCCTGCTGTTGCGTCCAGACGGTGTTCTCGGTGACATCCGGCCCAGTGCTACCCCAGCCACAGGTCCACACCCCAGCGGGGCATTTATAGGCTTTCAGCTTGCATCCCTCAAACTGTTTGACCAGATCGTACAGGGCTTTCATTTCTTGTCCGAGGTCAGGACGCCGATGCCGCCAGAGAGCGCCAGCCCAATAGTGATGATGGCCTCAGCCATTTGTGGGGCAATGGGCACACCAAAGGCCGTGCAGATCAAGACCATGCCTCTCCAGGTGGAAGGTTCTTGCAGTCGGTCATGGATGTACTCTTTCATGTCAGTGCCTCCCAAAATAGGCCATTACAAACCCCGCAGCAGTGGACAAGCCTGACACCACGGCCATGCCTGCCCAGAACCCACCCCGGCTCTGATTGGCGAGTTCCAGCAACTGGTGCATGTCTCGCCGTAGTTCCGATACTTCCTTTTCCATGGTGTTCACTTTTTGGAGCAACACCCCGTACTGCACCGGATCAATTTGTTCGCTCATAAACGCACCAGAACACTGTTGAGGGCTGCTACGTCACCAGCGGCATCGATGTCGTCTTGCAGGGCAGCGTACTTGTCCCGGATCACCTGACGCTTGGCCTCGGCACCTTCCCACCCTGGGATCTGCTTGGAGATCAGGTCGTCCAGAGGGGCGAACTCCTTGGAACGCTGTTGCCTGCGGATGTTGTGGGCTATGTTCTTGGCTTTGTTGATGTCCACTTTGATCATTGTGCTTCCCCTAAACCGTCGGGTACAAAACCGTCTTCCAGCACCCAAGCGTCACGCCATGCTCTATCAGTTGGCAGGTCAGAGTGATGCACCAGCTTGTACGGTGTTCCACATGGAACAATCTTGCGGGCCAGTTCATCCAGAGTCCCTTGCCATTCATCGGTGGCAGTCACAATAGACACACCACCGTCTGCTCTAGCGTAGATGATCCTGTCCATGATTACCTCACAATCCACACGCTGACATAGGGCCGGTCAGTAGTACCGCCACCTGGAAGGAATGTCTGGATCTGGACGCCAGCCAGGGTATAGATCGGGCTGCCCGAGGAAGGAAAGCAAACCACTATCCCACCATTGGTAGACGTACCACCAGCACCACCAGTACAGCCTGCCACCGCATAGTTGGCATCAGGCATAGCAGTCGTGAAGTTGATGGTGTAATCACCTGTGCCGTTGTCGGTCACCGAAGTCACGTTACCAGATCCACGAATCGTCCTAGTGGCACCAGCGCCGGTACCATCAAAGGATACCCATGCCCGGATGCCGTATACCGGGGCATCCCCAGTTTGAGCGCCGCTAAGCTTGGCACCGTTGACCGCCCCGTTGATGATCTTGGCACGGGTCACAGCATCGTTATCAATCGTCCAGACGTTGCTGGTGGCACCACTGACGGTGATGTCGCCGTAGTCAGCATTACCCAGAACGGCAAGGTTGCCCAAGCCCAGGTTGGTTCTAGCCCCTGCTGCCGTGGTAGATCCCGTACCACCGTTGGCAATCGACAGCGCCGTGGTCAGCGACAGGGACGCAGCAGAGACAGCACCAGCATCCGATATGGTGACACTGCTGTTCTGGATCACCTTGCCGGTAACCCCGTCAAACCTGACAACCGCATTGTCCGTTGAGGACGCAGGGCCAGAGACATCAGCCGTGCCGGACACAGAACCGATGTTGTCAGCCGTCCAGATTTGACTGCCCGCTGAGTCTTCCAGTTCCCAATAGTACAGGTCGGTGGTGGCAAGCCAGATGTTGGCCCGACCAGCAGAGTCCAAGATCACTGGGTTGGGGTTGGCTGTACCGCCTGTCTCGTCGGTGTAGGTCGCTAAGGGGGTAGTGGTGCCTGCTTCGTAGGTGTAGACCTTTCCTCCGGCCAACGGGTCACCGTTGTTGTCGAAGAACTGCATCACCGGCATGGGGGTCAAGATTGACATGGATTACCTCATCAAAGCGTTTTGGTTTTCTTCGCTGCCAAGCATGTTCACTGCAGCGGGAGGAGTCTTCTCGAGGGTCTTGACGATCCCCCTGCCAGCAGCCTTGGGACCGGCCACCAGCTTCTTGAGCTTCTCATCCCTCATCATAGCGCGTCGAAGCGCCTCTGCAGCAGTCTCAGGGGTCAGCATCTGATGCGCCAACTCGACCGCCAGCTTGCTGTTCATCTGACCCTTGACCCGCTTGAGGATGTCATTGGTGACTGTAACTGCAGTCTTGACCAGTGACGGACCTTTGAGGTCATCGGTGATGTCGATCACGAAGTCCTTCAGATCCAGGCCTGCCGCGCTCTTGCGTGCTGCCAGGGTCTTGGCTAGTTGCGCTCGAGCCAGGTCATCACGGATGCCTTCCACGGTCTTCACCTGGTCAGGCGTTAGTACGTCCGACAGCTTCTGGTATCGAGCAAACCCGGTGGACTTCTTCAGCGTGGTTGGGCCATTCTCGACAGCCCTGGCAAACTCGTTGGCTTTCAGTTTCGCCGTGGCCTCATCAACCATCAGGTCAGGGATCAGTTTGTCTTCCAGATATTGTCCCAATTTTGCTTGGTCTATACCCTTGCTATTTTCAGCATAAACATCCATTGCTTTTGCATAAGCAGGCGACTTTCTTTTCATCCAGTCAAGAAGTTCTTGCTGTTTATCAACCATTTGGTTTTTTATTCCAGGATTAGTTTCTGCACTAATCATGGCGTCCAACTCTTTTTTGGTGTTGTGCAAATGACGAATGAGGTTGTCTTTGATGTTCAGGCTTTCAACTTTACTGCCGGTTTGAGATGCGGTTAGTTCTTTCGCACCTTGCAATGCTTTTGTGATATACGGGTCTTGTGCTAATTGCATCAAATTTTGGTCTGGCCGTTTCATTTCGCCAAACGCTTGCCCGTAATCAATGTTACCCTGAGCCTTCCGAGCCCCTACAGCACCTTCGAGATCCTCAGCAGTACCGGCGATACCTCTGAGCGCTTGCCGTTGGGCATTCGCTTGAGCGGTTTCTATATCAAGAACTTCTTTGCTCAATATATCCTTGGCAGATTGAGCAAAGGCAGTGAAGTCAGGCACCCCTGCAGTAGCAGACGCTTGGGCGGCGGTAGGCTTGCTACCGGGGACGAATGTCTCATAGTTCTGCAGAGCGTTGAGGATCTGAGGAGCGTTGTCTCCCGCTGTCTGCAACAGCGCTGCCGCCTTGGGATCTGCAACATTCGCCAGGAGAGTGCCTCCCGCTGCAAGACCTTTGCCGGCGATCTTGGCTGCGCCGATTACAGGACGCAAAGGATCAGTCATGCGAGAAGCTTTCTCAAGCCCTCGAGCCATCGCTGTACCTTTTGGTGCTGCCATAGCGCCACCAGTGAACGCGGTGCTGAGGTCTGCAAACGCTTGTACAGGGTTTTCGGCAATATAGCGTTTAATGGCTTCTTCACTGCCGTAATTCTTTTTGAACCCGGTGACCATGGCGTTGACAGTACGATCCGCAGCCGCTAGTTCGTCTTTACTGACAGCATCCGGAAAATAACTCGCCAGCAAAAAATTTTTCAGGTTCGCCCCGAAGTCATGAATTGCCGCACCCGTTTCCACGGGCGATGTGACAGATTCATACAAGTCGCCGTAAAACTTTTCCGCACTCGGTTTAAGATTTTCCATAGCAGCGCCCGGTACTTCTGCCCAGGCGTAAGACTTTGGTCCTTGCTGGCGAGCAGGCTTCATGGACTGACGAAACATGCCCTCAATCTGTTCACCCGATGAAGGAGTAGCCGCTGCGCTTTTTGGTCGCATAGACTGACGAAACATGCCCTCAATCTGTTCATCGGCCATTGGTGGCTCCTTTCAATACCTGTTCGGCAGCACCTTCTCCGAATTGTTTATTGAATTCGTTGATGTGAGCCTTGGTGCGCCTAGTCGCCAATAGCTGTTCCGCAGATTCTCGAGGAATGTAAAGCGGTGCAGGTTTCCAATTTGTTACTCCGAGGTCTTTGAATGTCTCGTTGTATTCTCTAACCTTGGCGTTGGCAGCGCGAATAATCCCTATCTTGTAATCAATCAGAGATTCTTCCATCTTTTTAGTGTCTTGCGCTTTATCCAAGTTGGCTTCAGACGCTTGTATGGTTTTGCCTTCTGCTTCACTGATTGGAGCAAGTCCCGGCACACCCTTAGTCAAACCGCCCAAAAACGCTCTTGACTCTAAGAATTTAATGTCAGATTGCACGTTTCGACTGGCTTGACTGAGCAGACCATTTATACCTTCAAACATTGCACTTCCATCCCAGTTGCCGGTGACGTTTTCAAGCGCCGGATCTGTCAGGATGCGATCAATAGCTGCAACGGTTTTCTCAGCGTCCGACCTGATAGCATTAAGGCCCGTAACAGTCTGAGGATGATTGATCTTCAAGTCTGCTCGTTTCTGAGCAGTGGCTTTGTTTTCAATAGCCATCATCCGGGCATTAGGCAGTTCCTCTTGCGACAAAACGCCACGTTGACCTAATGGAGTTCGCGTAGCTTCTTGACCGGGTACTGTAGGAAGTTTTGTCGGCACTGCTTGGTCAGTAGGACGCATCTCAAGAGTACGTATACCTTCAACAGGCGCATTCAGGTCAGTAGGCATCAGTTGTCCACTAGGTGCAGGCGGCAACGGAGGTGCGTTCGGGTCAGTAGGCATCGGTTGCCCACCAGGTGCAGCGCCACCGCCACCAAAGACGTTAGCGAATTGTTCTGCTGCGGCCAGTTGTTCATCGGATATTTGTGGGTTACGAACCACTTGCCCAGTGGTTTGATCAACGTAAGTCGCTTCCTTAATGATATCTCGCGCCATGCTCACTTGAGCGTTGAACTTAGTACGAGCATCTGTCGCACGTTGACCTTGAGCCGCAAGGTCTTTAGCGGATTGCTCCTTGTACATGTTCTCAAGCGCCATAGGACCGCCAGCTAGCTGTCTAACAAACCCTTGGAATTTCTGCGGATCAGTTGGAATACTGTTGATCGCATTCTCAAAACTATCTATTTGCTGCATCCTTGGACCAAGTATTGGGTCTTTGAATAGAGCATCAAAGTATCTTGCGGCGTCTCTCGGGTTTTGAATTCGAGTCGCTTGCGTTTGAAAATACTCATTTCTCGACTTTGCGAGTTTTTCTTCGTTCAGTTGAGCAGAAGTTTGACTGGCTCTAAGGGCTGCGGCATTTTTCTGCAGCCCAAGACCCAGGGTTGGCGATTGCTTGATGATATTCGCCATGCCTTCAGGCGTTGAGTAATCAAACTGCGACAGTGCGTTTTTGAACGCTTCTGACTCAGCTTTTTCCCGTTGAGCCTTTTCAATAGCCAACTGGTTCATCTGCTGTTGTTGACCAGCGGTTTGCATCTGGCGGATAGCCGCAAGCGTGTTGAGCATTCCACTGGTACTGGCAGGCTTGACCTGCATAGCAATAGGATTGATAGGCATGAGATTATTCCTTACGCGAATCTGTTGGGATCATAAATCCCGTGTTGATCGACGGCTTGACCGTTCCAATCATACCTTCCCTGTCCAGTGACGCTTTGACCACCGCCACCCATGCGTCCCATTCCACCAAGGGCCATCGCTGGATTGCCCATACCAACTCCAGCGGCCATCATGCCAAGGTTAAGCAGGTTGTTGATACCTTGTTGCTGAGCGTTCGCGGCACCTACGATGCCCGACGCTTGAGCATCACCCACATCCCGAGTCCCACCCATAAGACCCGAGGCAGCATTAGCGCCCACTCCCATAAGGTTTTGCAAAGGCGAAAGGCGAGACTGACGGTTTGCCATGTATCGGTTAAAAGCGTTTTGATACTCTTGAGAGGCCAGATTCTGTCCATATTGGGTGATCCCCTTCATTGCAGCACCAGAGGCAGCACCACCTCGACCAGCGGCAGACCGTTCCAAAGCCTTCAAGCCTTCAGACATCCGGAACGCATAACCTGGGTCAGCCTGAAAATCTTGCATCCCAAAGTCCCGAGCCATTGACCCATAACCTTCAGACTGCGGATCGCCACTAAGTCCAAGTAAAGACATCAGCCTGTTTTGAGCCTGAACTCCGCCTTGATAATACGGCTGCATATAGGCCATGGAAGACCGTATAGCCTCAGCCTGTATTCTTGCTGCATCTTTGGCAGCATTTGCGGCTGTTTGACCTGTCAGGCCATCCGCCACGTCACTAAAGAACCCCATACATCACCTCTTAACTGATTACCCGGCCAGAGGCCCGGATGTTGATGGCCGATGCAGTTCCGGCAATCGTTGAAATGAAATCCCCTGCGTTCAGCACCTGACCCACCAACTCAGGGAAGGTAAACACCTCACCGGCCAACAGGGTCTTGGTCTTGGTGATCAGGTTGTCGTTACCGGCAGATCCAGCGGAAGTCACCAAGTTCACGCTAAGGGTGGCAGGGCTGGCCGAGTAGTTCGTAGCCGTGAACTTGTCAATGATGGTAGATACCCCCGTAGACGTGTACTGCGTCGTTTGGGTGTTCTCTGCTGTCTTGGCCGGAATGATGGCCGATACCACTATGGTCATAAAGTCCTCAATGCCCGTATGGGCTATACACTTGGTTAACGGTCAATATGACCGATGGTATGGCCGGTACGGGGCTGGCTGCGGCTTGGGCCAATATCCGTACAGAAGTATCATCCACAGAATACATTAGTTCAAAGTAGTCCCCTGCGGCCATGGTCAGAAAGATGTTCCATGCTGCCAACAACTCCCCATTGTTCCCTTGCAGCCTTACCTGACTGGCAGAGTAGGGGATGTCCGTGCCATTGACCCGGAACCAAATGTAAATGGCATGGTCGCCACCGCTGGTGTTGTCCAACTGGGCCGAGAACTGGAAGTTGTAGACCCCGGCATTGGTCACATAGATCCTGCTGGTCGTAGACCCTCTATATATGCTGTTCTGAATCACTACCGTGTCAAAAGTGATGGCATACGCCGTGTTGATGGCGGCAGGCACAAAGGTAGTAGTGTCGTAGAACGACCCAATCCCAAGTTCGCTGTTGACGAATGTAGGGGGGCTAAGACTCATACCCTGCACAATGGTGGCCAAGGCATTAACAGATGACTCCATCTGGCTCAATTTGGCGTCTTGAATGGCCTTCTGAATCTCACTGGTGTCATTTGGTGGCTCAAGGTACGAATAGTTGGCCTCATCTTCTACCGCTGCCACTTGGTTGCTTAGGGCATTCACCGAGCCGTCAAGGCTGGTTACCTGGGTATCAAGGGTGTTCACCTCAACCGTCAGGCCAGCCACTGCCGTATCAAGGGCATCCACTTCAGCCTGCAACTCAGCGGGGGTGATGTCCGACGATCCACCCCCGGTCAACTGGAACAGGTTGTAGAAGAACCGGTACCACTCACGACTCATCAGGCCGTTGTTCTCCAGCACCGGCACCTGATTTCCAGGGATGCGGGTCAGGCTCATGAGTTGGTACCCGACAGGATGAGTTCAGCACCCGTCAACGTGATCTTAACCGGATCAGAACCGGACAGTTCATACACCCGATCCCGGAGCTTGGTAGCCATACCCAATCGACGCCAGATCACCCGAGTCCAGTACTCACCCAAGGCACCCATTTCACGGTCGTAGTAGTTCGACCATGTATGCCCACCATCGTCTGACCAGCGGAGCAGTACCTTGGGGATGCGTTCTGTGTAAGTTCCGGGTGAAGGGACGCAATCGTCCCATGCGGTAAAACCAGCAGGAGGGGAATAAGACAAAGACGCTGTTGCAAACCGCATAGTTGTTTGACCAGCGTTTACTTGGCTCCCATAGGCATATAACGTTGTGCCGGGGGTGAACGTAAATGGGGTAGCGGAGGGTGTTCCTGTTGCGGGGTCGCCGTCCCATACCCCATTGACGCCAAACCAACCGATGCCAGCATCAAAATCAACAGCAAACATAACAACATCATTCACCGCAGAACTAATTCCTGTTGAACCCGCGATGCCATTAATCCAAAGGTCATATCCAGCAGGAATAACCTGCAATCCATAATTGTCGA